TTATCCTACACAGACATTTTTTACTGTTCCGTCCAGAAATCTTACTTCAAAATGCTCTTTGCTATGAACTACTATTCTCTCTAGTACAAGCATTACATGTTCTGGTACTACTTCACTGATATTTCCTTCCTCAACCATCATTTTCATTTGCCTTGCTCTAAGCCTTTGAAGCGGATCCCCTTCAACGATTTGTTCATCCCACTTGAGGATATTTGGATCCTTCTCTTGCACTATGGTATTCCAGGCGATTATAAAAGCTTTATTTAGCCTCTCCTCTTCAACAAGAGGGCCTTTGCAGGAATCTTTAGATGGATTCTTTTTGCCCTCGCAAAACCATTTCTTATTGCCATTAGTATCAGCATTTCTACGTGTATAAATTTTGCCGCAGCATCCGCAAACAACTTTACGAGAAAATCCTCCAAGCCCGGAATAATATTTAAGGAATCCTACCTCATTTCTATATTTTTCTCTTCGCTGAAGCTCCAATTGTACCGCTAGCCATTCGTCCTTTGGAATAATTGCCTCGTGATCATTCTCAACAAAATACTGATCAACTTCCCCATAATTTTTGACCTGTTTCTTTGACAAGTAGTCCTCGCAGTATGTCTTTTGCATGAGAAGGTCTCCACAATGTTTCTCGTTTTCAAGCATGGCCCTAACAACAGCACACGCCCATGTCCCATTATTTATACCCCTTACCTTATCATCTCTAAGTTCTCTACATATCAGGGCTATTGGCGCACCTTCCAAGAATCTTGTGTATATCCTTCTCACAATCTTTGCTTGTTCCTTATTTATTACAAGCTTTCCATTTTCGTCCTTATCATATCCCATAAAAGAGGTTGTATTGATTAGTGGTTTGCCATTTTTAAAGCCGTGCCTGATTCCCCACTTACTATTCTCCGAGATATTCCTTGACTCTTCCTGTGCAAGCGAGCTAAGAATTGTGAAAAGCAGTTCACCTGATGCATCTAATGTATTTATATTTTCCTTTTCAAAATAAATGCCTATTCCAAGGCTCTTAAGGTGTCTTGAGTACTTAAGGCAATCCTGAGTATTCCTGGCAAATCTTGAAATCGATTTTGTTATAACATAGTCAATCTTCCCATTATCACAGTCTTCAATCATTCTATTGAAACCGTCTCGTTTTCTTGTACTTGTTCCTGTAATTGCCTCATCAGCATAAATACCTGCCATTTCATATTCTGGCTTGTTATTTATGTATTGGGTATAGTACTGCACTTGATTCTCGAAAGAGTTTATCTGCTCCTCATGTTCTGTAGATACTCTACAATATGCAGCAACCCTTAATCTTTTATCACCTGCTTGTCCTCTCTTTTCTGATCGGACGTATTTCTTTGCAGGTATAACTGTAACACTTTTCTTCACCCTTTCTTTCCTCCTTTATCAAATAGTAGCCAGCCTCCTCTGGCAAGTTATCAAGTTTTTCTTTTGGCACACATACACCTTTGCAATACTCATTTCCAAAGTCCAGGTGCCCGCCACAAGTAAATCTTATATGCCCACCAACATCAACTATCTTTCTAAGTAAGCTTCCGCATTCTGCACAGAATATTCTGCGATAATAAAAACATTTATCATTCGTATATTCTTTGGCAGGTATTTTCTTATTGCTATGATCTTTCTTCCAGGTGCTTTCCTTTACGTATTTGTATTGCTGATGTATAGGTCTGCTTTTGTCGAAGCTAACATATACGTGGCCATCTATTTTCCCCCAACTCTCTATTACTTTCTGAGGAACAGGCTTATTGCTACAAAACTTGCTTCCATACTTTCTTCGATTTGAACATAAAAATGTGTATTCTATTCCTGACTTCTTTTTTTGTGGTCTCATCAAGCCACCGCATTCTGCGCAAAATATCATGTCTTTATATGGATAGTTTTCTGTAGTCATGGGCTTTAGTTGAACTCTCGCATGCCTATTATCTCTCCTGGCATCAATGCATTTATTGGCCTCATCCCACAGCTTCCTTGATACTATCGCCGGATGATCATTCTTTATGTAATAAGATGGCAGGTTCCCATAATTCTTCCTGGACATTTTCTTTTCATCAGTATAGGTCGATTGCATTATGTAATCCCCTTTATACTGGACATTTCTTATTGTCTTAGTAATAAATACTCTAGTAACCGGTTGTCCCTGTTTATTGGTTATTCCGGCTTCCTTACATTTTCTTACAACCTCAACAGTACTGTAATTTTGCTTTACCCAGGTAAAAATCTGTTTTACGTTCTTTGCTTCATCACGATTAACAACTACATTCATTTCTTTATCCATATCGAATCCAAGAACGTTCTGAATATTGTAAAATGGCTTGCAGTCATCAAATCGTCTTTTATAATTTAGATTTGCTAGGTCTTTGTATGTATCACTCTCTCCTTGAGCAAATGCAGCATAAATAGTAAGAAGAAGCTCCCCTTCCTCTGTAAGGGTATTCATATTTTGAAGTTCAAAAAAAATACCGATTCCAAGTTCTTTTAGCTCTCTTGAAGCCTTAAGAACGGTATCGGTATTTCTTGCAAATCTTGTCACTGATTTAGTTATTATAAGATCAATCTTTCCTTGTCTTGCATCTTTCATCATTCTTTGGAATCCCGGTCTTCGTTCCACATAACCTGAAATTCCTTGATCATAGTAAACATCGACAAACTCGTATGTAGGATTCTCCTTAATCATCTTAGTATAGTAATCAATCTGGTTTTCAATCGATGTCTCTTGCTCGTCAGAGATAGATGAAACTCTACAGTAAGCAGCGGCTTTAATCTTTCCTTTTTTCTTTTTTCCTTTTATGACTTCAACTGTCATAGCCTTCCTCCTCGTAGTGTCACATGTTACCTCTGTATTCAGCTAATAGCAACGTTTGATCCAAATAAAAAAGGCCATAAACCGCAATATATGCCATTCATGACCTCTAAAGTTTTTATTTCTGAATCTTTATTCTTCTATGGATTACAATCCGGACAAGCTCTTTATTCCATATTCTGTTCAAATTCTTTTAGCTTATCCCTTCCCCATAGCTTTACACCAATACTCTTTGCCTCATCAATTGCCTGCTGCGTAAAATCACTGTTTGTTAATACTACAGCTATATCACAATTATAAAAGGCTTTTCCGGTAAACGCTTCTTGTACAGCACCATTTCCAACCATACCATCGTAGCACTTACATTGAATTGCGAAAGTGACATCAAATCTTTCAGCTAATATATCAACTCCATGATCGCCGGAGCCTTTAGTAGTTCGAACATTGGTAAATCCATTATGCTCCAACAAAATTGCACAATGTTTTTCAAAAGAGGTCCCTTTATCCATTGTTGACTTAAATGTTCTTGGATCGTTTTCTAAAAGAACATCTACACTCTTATCAACATTTTCATGAAATATCTCCTCTAGCTCTTCACTATCGTAGACCTTATCATATTTTTTCTCGAGTGTATCATAATCAAGGCTATAATCTGATGCATCAATAAACTTTCTAGGATAATTAAATATATTGCTAAGTTCTTTTGCATCGTATACAGTAAAGAAGTCTCTTGCTAACTTTCCATTTATGTCATGATTTTTTGCTGCAGTAAAGAAAACAAATCTTACATAATTTTTCTTAAGAAGAAAAGGAAGCATCAAATCTTCTATTTCTTTCGTTATTCTTCGATAGCATTCTGGAAGCACTAATACAACAAAGAAATCCGGATTTTCGCTTATGATTTTTTTAATACTTGAAAGAGCAATTGGCAGCATAGAATCAAACTTATAAATTATAAGATTATCAAAAACTGTTCTATCTTCGCTTAGCCCTAACTCCTTCCTTTTTTCATTATATTCATTGTCGAAAGAATTAAACTCTTTATACGTCATATCATAGTCTATAAAAAAAGTAATTCCCTCGTTATAAGCCAGACTGCATACAAGCATAGTCATGAACTCCAATACATCCTGTTCATCAGCACCTGTTACTATCATATTTCTGAGTTTTAACAAAAATGCTGCCCTATAATCATCTGAATGATTTAATGAAAAAAGGTGATCTGTTTTTATTGAAATTCTTTTTATAATTTGACACCGATATCCATATTGCTTTCCAAATGCCTCGAAAGCCAACTCCGAATCGCTTTTCTCACACGGCGAATTACTGTAAGTGCTTGCTTTCTGAATACTACGTTTCCTATCAAGCTCATTCTTTATTGCTTTTGCTGTTACATACATGCTTTTGAAAACGCTATCAACTCCTGCTTGGCGTGCACAGGATTTGCACACATACACCTGTCCTTTTCCAAGTCCTCCCGCCACCATATATTTATCTTTTAAATTAAACGGATTATCCGAGACTACTGTATTACAATAAAAACAGGTTGCCATAGCTTGTTTCTCCCATAATTTTTTTGCCCACACAGGTTCACTAATTGCTATATAAAACAAGAAACTAACTGCATAATAGGCCATAGTACGTATCCTATGCTAAAAAGAAGAACTGCGTCAGTAACTGGGCCTCCAAAAAGCCATGGAGATGCAGTTTTATACGCATTAGGCCCCAATGAAGCTACTATTTTTACTCTAATGAAGAACCAAATAATTGGCATCATCGCTATTCCTACAATAAATCCATATAGCAATGAATCCATCCGCGAAGTAAATATAGATACAAGAAATCCACTAAGTATTAGAGCTATTATTTTCAGCGGTTTTGAGAATTTCTCAGATATTTCCGTAGATTCTACTGTCCCAAGAGGCACTTTACCTGTTTGGTTTTTATTATCATTTTTAACATGTACTATAGGACTATCACCCTGAGTTATCCCATTCCTCTCTAATGTATTATTGTGCACTCGCTCTTTATAAGCCCCTATAGGATATCCACATTCAGAGCAAAACTTCATATCTTCTTTACATTCTTTTCCACATCCAGGGCACTTCATTTCTCTATCCTCCGGCGTAGACTAAATTAAACAATACAATTTACCAGATTAATTATCCCACGCCGGACTTAATACCTTATAAATAGAGTCTTAAATTAAGATAAACTATCTATCTGCGGTATACTCCATGGTTCTTCCACAAAATGGACAAACTTTTATGTCTTTCCTATACACCTTGGCTTCTCCTGTATCTGTGATGACCGAAAACTCTAAACATGACCTTTTAGCATATACTCTTCCGTTAACAATAAGCACCCCAAACACACCCACATCAATACTTTCATCAAAGAATGATTTGTCTAAAACATCCATACTTCCATCTTCTGAACAATACTTACACATAAAACAATCTCCTCATATTTTGTTACCATATATGGTATATAGCGCGCAAAGATTGATTATCCGCTTATATGTAAGCGCTTTCCATAGATATATATCCCAAAGATTTCCAATATTATAGGCACTTATGCGCAAATGGTGGCACTCAGGTGCATATATCAAAAATTACAAACCTATTATTCCTTTCACATAACATAATCTTTGCTGTCATACTTTAAAGCCACATAACCATCTACTGTTCTTCCCCATATCTCTGAATCAGACCTCGCTATGGTTTGAAGCACATGGATAACTGTGCCCTTTTTGTAGATCGCTTTTCCGATCGGGTTGCTCTGGGCAAGTATTGTGTCCTTTACTGCTTTCTGTGAGAAGCTTATTCCAGCGCCTTCTCTTACCTTTATTGCGGATGCTGTAACCACATACTTCTTGGCATCCTTCTTAATTCCAAGTACATCCCTGTCATAATCATCAAGATCATACTGCTTTATGTATCTTTTTAGGTTTTCAGCATAAGAAAGGCTTGTAGCCCATCCATCTTTACGGATAAGGTCACAAGCCTTTTTATAGTCTGTTACTCCTCTTAAATTTCTATACCTTTTATACTGAAGGAATTCATAATATCCCCTTATCCCCTCCGATACACTTCCATATTTCCTGAACTTTGCAATGATAGTTTTGTAACTTCCATCTTTATTCTGTTCTTTGGTTTCATACTCTTTATAGTCACAGCCGCACCCTTTTAACCATTTCATACCAAAGAAGTTATAGCAATCTCTTGAAAGGCCGCTCCTTCCCCACTTGGATTCTAAAATAGCCTGTGCAATCGTGAGTGACGGCAAGATGCCGTAGTCCTTGTAATAAGAAACTGCGGCATCACCAATCATCTTTATGAAATCACTTTGAAGTTTTGTCATTCACATCACTGTCCTTTATCTGCTCAAGTACGTCAATTAGCTTCTTAGGGATAGGCAGATCAAGCCTTGCAGCATTTTCAATGATAGAGATTCCTTCGTTTGAAATATAGAAGAAGATCACTGCTGTTCTAAGAACCGCACCTGCCTTTAGGATTTCAACATCAATGATGTTTCCTACACCAACAAGAAGGAATATCGCCACCTTCCTTGCTATCCCTTTAAACCCAACCTCACTTGAAAGTTGCTTTGTATAGATCGCAGCCATAACACCAGTAAGATAGTCAATTACGACAAACACTATAAGCGCATAAAGAAAACCATCAAATCCCCCAAAAATCCAACCCATAACACCTCCTATTCCTGAAAAGATATACTGTCCAATAGTTACTACATTTTTCATATGCTGTTTCCTCCTTTTTTGCATAAAAATAGCACCCATAACGGATGCAAGTTTCTTAATGATTAGTGAGTTCTGTATAAACTCCCTTATTGTTTGTATAGTAGATATGCCCTGGCGTTATAAGCGTATCTCTTGATCCATCAGTTAGATGAATCTGTGGTATTCCACTTGATGTATTAAACCTTATGAGCTTACTATCACTTTCCTTAACCGTAAGATTTCCAGATTTAATAGTCACACTTCCGCCTGAATTGACTTGGAAATTCCCGTTATTGTTTATAGCTATGGACGATAACGTTCCTGTCTTTATCTTATCAGCCGATATCGTGCCACTCTTTATCATACTGGCATTGATACAAAGCTGGCCTGAACTATTAAGATATAAACCCTGATTTGAATCTGTCGCTGATGATCCGTTCATGGTTGCTACAATGGAATCTTTATACATCTGATCAGAGCCATTAGGTACCCATTTACACGCTGCTGCTACAGCTTGAAGGTTATCATTCTTTGCTATCTTTGCTAGCATAAGTCCACAAAACTCAATTGAAATGCCATTCATTGTGGCAACTCGCATTCCTGTGTTGTACCTACCATTGTTATTGCTTTCGAAATAGGCAGAATTCATAAGATCCCTTTTACCATTCACATCTTTGTTCTTTGTAAAAGTCTCTTCAACAACATGCCTGTTCCACTTTTTTGATTTTATTTCCGCTATAGTATTTGAGACAGAGTCATAAATTCCATATGATGAATTCATTCCCCATCTATGAAGGACCCTATAGTATACTCTATCTGATTCCTTGTACGAAGCATCTGCTGTATGTGGAACATAAAGCGAACAATAATCTGCCTGTTCAAGCTTCATGCATGCAAATTGCACATTTCCAGCTCCAGAAACGCCAAATTGGATATTTGTTATCTCACTTGTTTCATTTGTAGCAGTAAACTTAACGCATCTTCTTTCCCATGCTGTGTTAGTCATCTTCGCATTAAAAAGTGTGAGTTCACACGCATTTGTTGTAGTATTCCAGTTTCTTACAAGTATCGTTGCAGATGTTGTTCCACCTACAAGCCTTGAATACCATGAAAGGACATAAGTCGTTCCTTTTGTAAGAGATACTTTCTGTGCAAAATCCTTAATGCCTGTTGTATTACCTGTAATAGCATAAGCAAGAGGATAAGGAAGTATGTATCTATCAGTTGTTCCCAGGTTATTGTATCCAGTCACAACAGAAGCTTTTCCATTACCATTAGATGTTAAAAACCATCCTGTATCCGTAATTGACGAATCAAGCTTTTTATCTGCGGTATTCCTTAAGAGGTTTGGACTTAATATTGCCCTATAATAAAATGAGAACATATATCTTCCAGCTGTAATAGCAACTGTCTGTCCTACTCCAGGTGTTTGCGTTGTAATATATGGCTTTATCCACAACGAATTCATTACGGGGACCCCATCTGGGACTTCATTATTGATATCCATCCAAGCCACTTCACCGTTAGTAGCGTTATTAGAATCCCCCATCCATATCCCTCTATCTCCAGAAGAAGCATTAAGCCATGTAGTTCCTATATAATTAAAAAATGCCGAATTCCTCCAGAGATTTGTAAGAGTAGATCCTGTCACAGATAGCTGCGTTGCATTCATTTTAAGTATCCCTTTATCAAGGTCCAGGTAAAAACTCTGACCATCTTTTGACTTAAGGATTCCTGTTGCTATATATTCCGCATTGATATACAGTTTTCCATCTTTTAGATATATTCCCTGCGTCTGTCCATTGTTTGTCAGCTTATTAAAGATACTTGTCTGCGTTTGGTTATTAACAGCTGCAGTTGAAACCATATCTGCATAACTTTGCAAATCTTCTGGTGCCGGAGTATAAGCTGATGCTTTATTACCTGCTTCAAACATAAGCTCACTCATCCAAAATTCAGCTGCAGTATCGTTATACATACCAACCATCACGTTAAAGCCTGTGATATTTGCAGGAACTGTTATCTGCTTGCTATATCTTTTAGGAGCTGTTGTAACATCAAAAGTAGCCCAGACTTCTGATTCTATAGTTGTAGAGCCTGTCTTAAACCAGTGAAAACCCACGCTAAGCTTTGTTGCAGCCTTTGCATATGCCATGACTGATACCATGTACGTTCCAGGCTCTATTTCCTTATAATCGTTATTACCAAATCTTTTTGATCTGTTCTGGCTTAGTCCCTGCCACTTAGTATTACTGACAATATGTAGCCAAGTCTTCCCACCTATCTTTACAGTTTCTCTTGTAGCAGGAGTTCCCCAGGCAGTCCATTTCGCAGAAGTATTTGCAAAGCATCCATCAAATACAAGATTTCTACAGCCAATCTTTAGGTTATTTACTGTAGTCTTTGCACTGTTTGCATTTGTATTTGCTGTGTTTATCCCATTTGCAAGAGTAGGTGTCGTATACGTTGTCGTCTTATCTGTCCAGGTAACTGCGCTTCTTGTCCAGATATATGTTCCAGACTTCCAAGCTGGGCATGTTGTTTGCCATGATCCACCTTCCTGCTTTTCATTTGATGTTGAAAGGTAGTACTGCTCCACTATGGAAGTTACGCCTTTTCCGTCGCTTCCATTTTTGCCATCTTTTCCGGGACTCCCTGAAGACCCCGGGGCACCGGATTTTCCAGCAGCTCCCGAAATGCATGTAGCAGCGCTATACTCAGCTTCTCCATCTGCTGTGGTAGTCTTTGTTCTTTGCCACATATACTTTCCATCAGCCCAGGCAGGAGCTTTTGTACTCCATCCCGATGTAGGAGCTGTAGTTGATGAATCATTCTGCGCATACTCAACATCTACATCAATGATTCCTTTTGTTACAGCATCTTCTATATTTTCAACGCTTATCTCACCAATCTTACCTGTCTGCAAAGAGAACTCACCTGTTTCCATGTTCCAATAGTTCGTTCCCTTCATATCAGAAAGCATTCCTGTCTTAATGAGGTTTGCATTAAGCTTTCCAGCTGTTATATAGTCAGCTACTATTGCACCATCTTGCGTAATAGCAAGTGGATACTCTCCTTCATATCCTGTCTTAGAAAATCCAAGGCCTCCCTGGTTCCATCTCCATATCTTCTTTGCAGTTGTCTTATCTTTGGTATCCATGATAAGTATTTCATTTGGCTCTGTTACTACATAACCGTGTGTTGCCATTTTTATAAGGGCTGTAGCATTTCTCTTAGCTTCTGCAAGTACGTTATGCGGATCAGGGATATTTTCAATTCTTCTTAAAATATCAGCATTCGCATCAACAGAAGCTCCTGTAAGAGTTCTGCTCCTCTCTGTCGTTCCAAGAGTTATCGTATTATCAGCAACATTATCCAAGGATAAAACAAGCTTACTTACAGGAAATCTCTTCTTAAGGCCGTGAGGATTTGATATAACCCACACATACTGTCCAATAGAAAATGCAGGGATATCACCATCAGCATAGTGAAGGTCCAAAGCTCTACACTCTATAGTCATGTTATCAAACTGGGACTCACTTAAATATTTCTTCGCCTTAGATAAAAGAGCAGTTTCAGTTGTGACATCATCCCATATAACTGTCTTTGTTATTTTTCCAAATTTCTTTACTGCTTCTTCGTTTTCAACATAGTTCTTACCATCATTTATATTATCAATCGTAAGTCTCTTTTTTATTGTTTCATCTTCTTCACCTTCAAGGACAGCGCCAAGAGGGATTATCCTTGTTGCAAGGTCAGTAGCATTAAAGCCTCTTGTAAAATCAAGGAGGTTTTCTCCAAACTCTATCTTCTGATCGCTGGTATCAAGGAAATCCCCAAGGTAATCAAGATAGAGCGTTCCATTTTCATTTCTTACAAAGAGGTACCCACCAAGATCATCAACAAGGTCCTCTTTTATTTCCGTAATAGTACTGTTGTAGTTGGTATATCTATAAAGAGAGTCATTAGCATCTCTTGCCGTAACAACTCCTACTGTGAACTTCCTATTGTTCTCAACCTGGCTATTATGAACAGATACTAATTTCTCAAGATAGCCCCTTACCGTCATTCCATGATACTCGGCAAGTGGCTGAACAGAATCATTAAAAAAGGCCAATGCACCCTCACAATACACTGACCTTCTATCATTAAAGTCATCCTCATATTCTATTACTCTTCCGGTAAATATATTTTTCCTATCCCGCAAAACAGTAATAGTCGACCTCATTCTCAATATTATGTCCCTTACATTATCCCCTGGAAGAATCGTAAATGAAAGGCTACCCGCCTTATTTACCTCTAGTTCCAAGGTTGGGTTTACTATAAAGCTTTTATCATCCCGACTATCGTATATAAGATAGTTCCCCGCATATATTTTATAGATCATAAGCTCTGCACCTTATACTCTACTGTTACATTTCCAGTTCCGTTAAATGTTAGGCTTGTACTTCCTTGTGGAAGAAGAATATCGAACACTCTGTTCTTTCCAGGTGATAGGTGATAGGTCTTTCCAGAAAACGTAACATCCATCTCCTTATCTGTAGTTATATCTGGAACAACTGGAAGTCCATCGTTTTTTAATGTAATAGCCTTTGTTCCTGACACTGCGACTGTTTGTTTTATTCCTGTCTTATATGTTTTCTTTGGAGAAACTAAGCACTTAACAACAATCTCAGAAAGGTTCCTATTAGTCGAAAATTCATCAACAGCTACCCTTCCTGTGTAGTAATAATCTGGATCATCATCAAGAATAATATCCATCTTCTTTCCGTGAATAGAATTTAGAACCTTTGAATACACATTTGCCCATTCCTTTTTGGGCTTTGGAATTCTAAATGCAAAGATTATCTCCCTATCTTCATAGGTAACTCTTCCAGTTAAAGCTTCTGTGATATCAAGGTTACCGTCTCTTCCTGGTATCTCAACTGTAGTAGTCCTTATAACCGGAGGACTTATTGTTTTTGAATATAAAACAAGACCAAGATCAGTATATGACCTTAGCCCGTTAAAACTTACACCTTTCATGTTCTTCTAGCCCTCCATGCTATATTTCCAAGTGCAATATCCATCTTAGGAGCAATTCCTCCTACAAGCTCTCCGCTATCAAGATATACACTTGTATCCTTATTAGCTATTACCTGAAGAAGGCTTACTATCTGACCATCCTGACCTCTCATTCCATCTGCCACAGCATCAGCAATGTAAGACTTTAATGTTTCAATAGGAGCAACCGCTTCTTTCCCTGCTTCTCCTCCGCCAAGGAGTCTGCCATTTTGCATTCCAAAAATAGTAGGGCCATTAAGGATACCACCGTTCTTATACCAATCAACACTTATGCTTGGTACAGAAGGCGGATCAAGAGAAAAGCTTCCACTTATACTAAAGTGTGGAAGCTTAAGCTTGGGAAGGCTCCAACTAAAGTTGAAGTAACCCCTTATTCTATCTATTGCACTTCTTACAGCATCAGCTGCCTGTGACATTCTGCTTCTAAAGGAATCTTTTATACCACTAAGCTTATTCTCAGCAAGAGTATTTATATTATCAAGACCTATAGAATAACGTTCTTTTATATTTGTCCACAGATTTGATATGGTCGTCTTTATTCCGTTGCCATTACTACTAAAGGCCTGCTTTATTCGGTCAAGCTTTTGAGAAACAGTAGACTTCATATCATCTGCTGATCTTGAGATGTTATCCGTCATATTGTTCCAGGTCTTAGAGGTATTTTCCTTAATCTCTGACCATTTCCTACTTACGTTTTCTTTTAGCTCACCGGCTTTTTCTTTAATCGTATCCCAGTTTTTATAAAGAAGAACGCCTGCTGCAACTACAGCTCCTATGATTGCTATAACAGGTCTTGCTGCGACTACGATTCCGCCAAGTGATGCAGCTCCTGATGCAAGAGCTGGTACTGCTCCACCTGTCAGTGTAAGTGAAAGCAGCTTAACAACAGATATTACCTTCGGTATTACAGTTAAAATCGTACCAACAGCAGTTATGACTTTTCCTACTACAATAAGGACAGGAGCAAGCGCCGCTACTATAAGGCCTACCGTTATTATCGTTCTTTTTGTGCCCTCATCCATGCTGTTTAATTTATCTACAAATGCCTGAACATGTTCTACTACTTTCCTAATTACAGGCATCATCGTATCTCCAAGTGAAATAGCAAGTTCCTGAAGCTGGGACTTTAGTATGGTAAGCTGTCCGGAAAGGTTATCCTGCATGGTCTCTGCCATCTGCTGTGACGTTCCATCACAATTTGCTATAGCGCTGCTAAGCTTATTTATATCCGCTTCCCCGGCTCCCATAATAGCAAGGAAACCTGACATAGCATTCTTACCCACAAGTGCTTCTGCGTTTGCAGCCTTTTCAGACTCTGACATCTGTGAAAATGCAGTTCTACAATCAGCAAGGATATCTGATAGTTCTCTCATTGATCCATCAGCATTAGTAGTTGCTATATGCATCTCGCCAAAAGCTGCTCCTGTAAAAGAAACATCCCCTGCAAGGTTATTCATAATAGTACGAAGAGATGTTCCGGCCATTGAAGACTTGATACCTGCATTTGCCATAAGTCCTATAGCTTCTGCTGTATCTTCTACTGAAAAACCAAGTGCTCCAGCAATGGGAGCAGCGTACTTGAAGGTTTCGCCCATCATAGAAACATTGGTGTTTGCATTTGATGAAGCTGCAGCAAGAACATCTGCAAAATGACCTGAATCCTTAGCTGATAGGCCGAATGCTGTAAGAGCATCTGTAACAATATCTGATGTAGTAGCAAGATCCTCACCAGAAGCCGCTGCAAGGCTCATGACACCCTCTATACCATCAAGCATATCCTCGGCCTTCCAGCCGGCCATGGCCATGTAAGTCATACTTTCAGCTGACTCAGCGGCCGAGTAGCGCGTCTTGCTGCCCATTTCTCTGGCCTTATCTCTAAGGGCATCAAAGCTCTCTCCTGTTGCTCCGGAAATGGCAGCAACCTTACTCATAGCTTCATCAAAGTCTGCGGTTGTCTTTACTGCGGCAGCACCGATTCCAGTAACTGCAGCAGACACAGGCATTAGCTTCTGTCCAACATTAGTGATTGATCCACCAACGTCTTTCATCTTATTCCCTACAGCAGTCATCTTTTCAAGAGCCACACCAGACTTTGAGGCTTGCTTCTCCAAGTCCTTCAGTTTTAAGGTGGTGTCCTCAATTTCCCTCTGCAAAGAATCATACTGAGCTTGCGAGATATCTCCATTCTTAAGAGCTTCTTTTGCTTGTTTCTCTGCTTCCTTCAAAGCATCAAGCTTTTCCTTTGTCTCTTTTATAGCATCTCCAAGGAGCCTGTACTGCTGTGCTGCAAGAGTGCTATTGCCAGGATCAAGCTTAAGAAGCTTATTTACATCTTTAAGCTGTGACTGTGTAGACCTAATATCACTATTTACTTGTTTAAGTGAGGCAGAGAGCTTTGTTGTATCTCCGCCTATTTCAACGGTAATTCCCCTAAGCCTATCAGCCATTTCTCCTCCTAAATCAAGGCATGAAAAAAGCACCTACCCTTTGACAGGTAAGTGCCTTGTAGTTCAAGAATCTGTTTCAAATATCAATGAAATAAGTCATAAATTCTGAAAAACTTGCAGGTTCTTACAAATATGAGCATAGTACTCACATCATCTGGAATCTCTCCCACAAGTCCTTTATATATGGAATAATAAACTACTTCCTTGAAGGAATCCGGACCATATGAGGAAATAATGTATTGAATTTCCTTAATATACTCATTATATCCTTCTACGTAGTTCCTCTGAATTGCAGCTGCTCCCGGGTTATCGCTATAAGCAATTTTATCTTCAGGAATCAAAAGTGTTCCCACATTATCGGCAAAATAATTATCCGAGCTCTGAATCGCAGCATCCTTCTTTTGCCAGATACTACTCTCGATAGCATCTACTCCTGCATTAAAGCCATTCAAAGCAATTATTAACACAGCAGCAATTATAATAATTATTCTCCAAACTTTTCTTTTTCTTAAAAACATAATCTCATCCTCCTCAAATGCTTTTTTTTACTTTATATATTCATTTAACCATGCATCCAAGGAGGTGTCATCGTGAGAAATCACAGTTTTTATCCGGGTTTCCGGGATTTTCGCGTTATTTAGCACTTAAAATTTTAGACGTCTTAACACCAATATTTTAACGTCTAAGCAAATAAAAATAAAAACTTATATAGTTAATTGACACGTCACATCGATTTTTCTTAATTTGTGCAATTTGCCGGGGGATTTTTAAAAAAGTTTAAAACGAATCGAAATCCTCCTGGGTAGCAAGCACAGAATAATCGCAAGAATCATTTCCGCTCTCGATGTACATATCATTTACGGTTCCAATAGTAATAAGGTCGAGATCCCTTATAGAAATCCCGACCTGCAAACACCTTAGTAAAAACAGTGCTGTTGTCATTTCTCTGTCAGTCGCTGGAAGTTTTTTTTAGACTCTTCTTGCTGCTGAACATTCATTCCCCAGAGTGATATCAGCTCCGGAAGGATTTCATAAATAGAAAATGTTGAAAACTGATCAAGCCATTCATCTGGAGTGTTGAACTTTTTATCCGGCTCTCCCTGCTTAGCAAAAACATAGGCCAGGTTCTCGAACATCTCCAGTGAGAACATATCAAGATTCTCTTCACCGGTTTTTCCGATATCTTTCTCCAGCTTAGAAAGGTCCTTAAATATATCCCGACCAAAGAGGTTACGATAAATCCTTGGAGTAGCAGCACTGGCCTTAAATGTTACATCTTTATCATCTATCTTGATGATTTTTGTTACCGCCATCTTTTATTCCTCCTTAGGACTTACCACTGCTAGAACCTGATGTCTTAGCAGTAGGCATATATACATTTCCAAACCAGCCCTGGTAGGTTGCATCAGTAGTGTTTGTACCGGTTTTTGACTTTACATAACCGCCGTTAATTGAAGTAGCAACGAGGGCCAGCTTGTCAGTCTTTGGCTGCTTACTATTCTCAATAGTTCCGCTACTAATTCCTGATCTTTTGGCAGTACAGTTATAAATGCAGTGCCTGATCTTTCTCTGGTCACCTGAGAACTCGAAAAGAAGTGCAAAGTGCTCAGGCTCTACCTCCTTGTTCTCAATAAGAACACCATTAGCATCCTCTTCCTCATGCATGATGTCTGTAGCAAAGGACTCCGGGATGATTGCGATTTCCAGATCTCCCTTATAGCCATTGTTAGCTGCAATAGCATAATAAACGCCATCATCAGCATAAAAAGAATCACTCTCACCTTCAGGATCGAGTGACAAATTTACTGCACCAGGAATTGGTACAGGCTTTGCATATGATACAGTGCCATCTGCGGCAAATGTAGCCTTAGCATAATGGCAGTTTTTTAGACCGAACTTTACTTTATTTGCAGTCGTCATGTTTACCTCCTTCAAACGGCCATTTCAAACCGCACTTCATATAATTTTTCTGACTCTATCCAAACCTCTGACCTGTTCCAAATAAGCTCATGCTTTGTAAGAACATCTTCGACCCTTTCTTCCAGAACGGGATCCTTTTTATCTGTATATAGCTCAATAACAAGTGTGCTTAGTTTTTCATAAACAGCATCATCTGCATGAAAATTGTCGCTACCAGGAATAAGAAAAATACAAAAGGGCGGCTCTGGCGACTCACCCTCTGCAAAATGGTCATAGGCAAATGGAATGCCTGTTTCTTCAAGCATGTCTACGATTTTGTCATATTTCATCATCTGAGTTTCCTCTCAACTTCACTAATAAGTTTTTCCTCCCCTTTTTTCTCTGCAGGTGCTATATGGGGCCTTGCTGCAACACGGCCTCCACCTCTTTTAGCATGACCATTTTCAAGAAGATGAGTAAGTCTATACTGAGTTTTGGAATGAACAGCCAGCTTCAAAGAATCTGATGTTTCACTTACTTTCTTTACTGCCCAAGACCTTTTATACTTACCTGTTTTCCTAGGAGCAGTTTTCTCTATTTCATCCTTTACGGTTTCACCTGCATTTTTTATAGCTATCTTTAAATCGTCGACAGCTATCTTGGCATAATCTTTTAGCCCTTTCATAACTTCATCTGCAAGATCGTCTATTCTTACCGTGCTTCCCATCATTCTTTCCTTTCTAAGCTGCAACAAAACTTAATACTCATATTCTTAAAGCCCATTGGATTTACATAGTCTATGTTGTAAGTCTTTCCTTTGCAGATGATCCTATACTTTGTAGAATCAATGTTCTCAAGCTTCTTACACCACCTAACAGTAAAGCTAAGTGATTCTTCAGAAGCAATGACTTCTCCATTACTTTCTTGCCCTGTCATAGCTCCCGTCCTAGCAAAGCAGGAATAATAATCTTTCCACGTGGTATTGTGATTTCCATACTTATCAGCACTTACTTCATTTTTCTGAAAAAGGATCCTGACATTCATAGCAGCTATATTCATCAAAATGCCTCCTGTCTTTTTCCTGAAAGGAGTGCCCTAAGCGTTAATGAAAGCTCATTATGATCAGCATTCTCCCGGTGTTCATTTAAATACCCTATAGTATAAAGAACAGCCATCTTTATAATGCTACTCTCCTTCTCATACTCTTCACTTGAAAGCCTTGTTATGTCCCTAACTTTCTCCTCAGCAGAATCGATAAAGTCCTGTATTAGACTATCTTCATCATCAAAGTCGACTCTAAGATATGCTTTTGCTTCTTCAAGCGTCACATGCATTTTTCTTCCTCCAAAAATACCCGCCTGTATATACAGACGGGTACAGCTAATTTACTTATCAGCCCTTGGCCTTAACAGAAAGTCCCTTTACTGCTTCAGGAAGGATGAGCTTACCATCAACTCTTTCTGAAGCAAGGAATCCTATCTGTCCGTTTGCAGCATAAAGCTCGTTAAGTCTCTTAAAGGATCTACCCTTTCTATCGGCAATCCAGTAGTAACTGAAGTCACCAAACAGAATAGCTGTCTTTCCTGCTGCAAGCTCAGGAGCATAAATGCTTGTCTTATAAGGACGATTAAGAATAGTATCCGGCTGTCCAACCTGGACTGAAGGCTGCCAGATATATGTTCCATTATTATCCTTTATCTTTCTGATTGCCTTGATGGTTGTATCATTTAAGATGAACTGAGCCTTGTTACGGTAAACGCTTCTAAGGCTATGGAACAAATCCATAATGTCATCAAATGAAAACTTAGTTGCATCTGCAATCTCTGTTACAGCCTTGCCAGCAGTAACCTTTGTGAATACACCTTCAGGCTTCTTCTTTCCATCACCAACAAGGAAAGCTTCTTCCTCTGCAGCACCGATTCTTCTTGCAAACTCTGTTGCAATGTAGGACTCAAGATCAAACACTGAGTCATTCATAAGCTCTTCTGATACCTTAATAGCTGTACCAAGCTTATATGCATCAAGTGTTACCTGATCGAAAGTATCCTCTGACTCAGGATACAGACCATTCTCATCCATCCATGCAGCTGTACCATGTGAAGCAACAACAGGAATGGTATGTGTACCATTATTTGTTCTAATCACATGCGCAATGTGTCTAAAGAAGTTCTCATCCTGGAGAGTATCAAGAAGCTTTCTCTCATACTCATCCGGCACAAGATATCCACCGTTTGCATCAGTTCCTACAGAAAGAACATCTTCTACATCGTAGTAGTTTCTCTTTCTGATGTTGTCCCAGAAAACCTTCTTATAAGCATTAGATGCTGTGCCTACCTTTTCATCAGATACGTCCCCTGCCTTACCGGGCTTACCAGTAATAGGTTCTGATGTAGGCATGTTCATCATCTTATCGATCTGTTCCTGCCTCTGAAGGCGTTCAATATCCTTCGTAAGGTCTGTTACCTCTTTTTCCATGCGGTCATATGTTGCAGCATCTTCTGCTGACACCATGCTGCCATTATCAGAATGTGTATCCAGAAATTCCTTTGCAGCATTCCATGCCTTTGCTCTTTTCTCCATAAGTTCAAGTATCTTACTCATATATGTGTATCCTCCTTAATGTGAAAGAAGCGAAAGTCGCTTCATAAGTTGTTCTTTTGGTACTCCTGTTTTTCCATTCTCTGCTTTCTTAGGGATTAGCCTTGAAAGCAAAGAGTCTGTAACAGCTTTTCTTGAAAACAGCATCTCTACTGTCATACCTTCCTCTTCATCATTTGAAGAGAACAAAATCTCATCACAAAAGCCGAGCTTTTTTGCTTCCTTTGCATTCATCCAGCATTCAGAATCCATAAGCTTAGAGATCTTACTTCTATCCATGCCGGTCTTGATTTCATAAGCATTTATGATGGATTCCTTAACTTCGCTTAGCATGTCTATTGCCTTCTTCATCTCCTTGGTATCACCAATAGCAACTGTTGCAGGGTTATGAATCATCATCATCGCAACAGGACTCATGCAAACTTTTGTACCAGCCATAGCTATGACACTTGCTGCGCTTGCAGCTAAAGCATCTATCTTTACAGTCACATCCCCCTGATATTCCATAAGCATGTTGTAGATTTGAGCTGCAGCAAAAACATCGCCACCGGGTGAATTGATCCAAACTGTTATAGGTCCTTCACCTGCTGTAAGCTCGTCCTTAAACAGCTTTGGTGTAGCTTCATCTCCATACCAGGTGTCATCTGAAATTTCTCCGTCTAGGTAAATTGTGCGGTTTGACCCGAAGCTGTCCGGCTCTTCGTTTTTCACCCAATTCCAAAACTTTCTTGTCATAATGGGACTCCTTTCTTCCGAATAGTTTTGCCGCCATTCTCATGCGGCCCTTCTTCTTTTTCTTCATACCCCTCCTGCCTTGAATCTCCACTAAAAATCCCAGCGTCTTTGAGCTTGGTCATATTTCCGTTTATGAGGTATAAGTTTCCGCCTTCTTCCTCCGGGATCATGTCAAGGTCTTCAAGTTCTCTTATGTCATTTGCACTCATCCAGCCGTTCTGCCTTGCTGTTGCATAACCATTCATACGTGACTGGTAATCGCCTCGAAGGAGACCATCAACGTTGAACTTAAAAAAGAAAGAGCTCTTCTCATCGTCTTTGAGAAGAACTCTTTGCATTGATTGCTCCCACCTTACAATCCAAGGCCTGAGCGTATATTGAACAAATTCAAGTGACTGTTGTTCTATGTTGTTAAAGCTTGATTTTTCCAAATCCCCGATCATGTGCGGAGGTATTCGGAACATTCTTGCTATCTCATCTATCTGAAACTTCCTTGTTTCAAGAAACTGTGCTTCATCAGGTGATACGCTAATCGGCGTATACTTCATACCCTCTTCAAGTACTGCTACCTTATTTGCATTTCCGCTTCCTCCAAAGGCTTTGGTCCAGGAATCTCTTATCCTATCAGGATCCTTAACTACTCCTGGGTGCTCTAAAATTCCACCCGGTGTTGCCCCGTTAGCAAAAAACTTAGAGCCGTACTCCTCTGTAGCAATAGCAAGGCCTATCGCATTCTTTGCCATAGCTATAGGACTATATCCAACAAGTCCGTCAAATCCAAGCCCTGGGACATGTAATACATCCCTTGGTTTTAACTTCACGACACTTCCATGCATCGTATGAGCTTCTTCGTTACTTGTTGTATATTCGTAGTAAAGGTGTCCGCTATCATCTCTTTCCACCGACATCTTATTTGGCATAAGTGGATATAAAGCTACAACTTCGCCCTTACCATTCCTTATAATCTGCGAATAACAATTGCCATAAAGCAGCAGGTGTGACATCATCGTTTCTCTAAAAACATAGGATGACATCTCCGGGTTTGGCTCATCATGCATAAGAAAATACAGTGGATGATCAACCGCTCTTTTCTTATTTCCTTCACCTGTGTATTCATACAAGTGAAGAGGAAGTGAAGCTACAGCCTCAGATAAGATCCTGACGCAGCAATACACTGCAGTCATCTGCATTGCAGATCTTTCATTCACTATCTTTCCAGCACTTGACCCTCCAAAAAAGAAACGCCAAGCGCTGCCTGCTGTAGAATTAGTAGGCTTATCTCTTGACCTAAACTGACTTGTAAATATTCCCATCTGATCACTCTCCTTTTTCTCCACTAAAAAAGCACCGCCGAAGCGATGCCTTTAGTTTTTATCCTTATTCTCTATCCAACCTCATAAGAAGCGCCGGTATGATTTCCTTTTTGTTCTCGCCCTCTAGCCCTGCCTTCCAGTCGTCGATGTTCGAATTGATCTCGATAAGCCTTACCATGTGGCATCCATGTTTTTCGAACTCTGCAATAGTTGTAAGAAGGCCTGAAAAGGTTGATGAGATTGTAAAATCTTTTATTCCATACCTTCTACAGTTTTCTAGTATTTCCTCGATGTCTTTTTCCCAAATAACCTCTGCGAAGTTTATCAAGCGGTTCCCTGCTGTTTGGCTATAAAAGTATGCTGCTCCGAAAGTTGGATTAACGTTAATGTCCTGGTACTTAGTCCCGTTCTTTGCTGCCTTATCAAGTATCTCTATTCTCATTTCTGAATCCTCCTTCTGCTTTGTATTACCTGTTCTATGTACATATTTGCTCTACCAGGAGGATATATCCAGCTAAATTCAAATTAAATATCGACAATATTTTCACTAAATAACATGTAATTATTCACATATTCTTCACAAGGCTTTAATGTTCCTTTAAGGTTCAATGATTATTATGAATACATCAAGAAGAACAAAACTTCTTGATCCCCTCATAAGAACACTTTTTTCATAACACTTGCCGGTGATATACGTGACAATTCTCACCGGCCCTCCAAAAATTCAGCCGCTATATGCGGCTTTTATTTATATCATAAGAATTCCTCTCTCATCATAGATGCTTCCAGTACTTCCTTCATTCCTTATAGCTCTATCCAAAGCCATAACTGTTGCCACCGCAGCATCTATTTTTTCTGTTGATTTTTCTTTGTCCATCTTTATGTTTCCGGCAGGATCCTGTCTTACAAATACGTTATCCATCATCCATCTAAGAACTGGGTGTGCGCCATGTGCAATCCTATGTTCCAGTACCAGCTTCATAAGTTCTTTTGTAGGCGGCGACATATCCTTATATCCCTGCCCAAAAGGAATTACTGTAAATCCCATTCCTTCAAGATCCTGCACCATCTGAGTAGCACCCCATCTATCAAAAGCGATCTCTAAGATATGGTACTTTTCTCCAAGTCTTTCTATGAATTTCTCTATAAATCCGTAATGGATAACATTGCCTTCAGTAGTTTCAAGATGACCTGTCTTCTCCCAAGTATCATATGGAACATGGTCTCTTCTAACCCTTAGTTTCATATTGTCTTCTGGAATCCAGCAATATGGCAATATCACATACTTCTCATCATCATTTCTTGGCGGAAACACCAGTACAAAAGCCGTTATATCAGATGTTGATGATAAGTCCAGTCCTCCGTAGCACTCTCGCCCTATAAGTTCATCCGGGTCTACTTCAAATGCACATTCATCCCATCTATCCATAGGCATCCATCTTGTAGACTGCTTAACCCATTGGTCCAAGCGAAGCTGTCTAAAGATATTTTCTTCAGAAGGATTTTCCTTAGCTGACTGAAAAGCATTTCTTACTTTCTCAATATCTATCGTATATCCAAGTGATGGATTTGCTTTATACCAGTTCTCTTCTAGGCTCCAGTCTGCATCATCCGGAAGGCCATATATTACAGGATAGAAAGTCGGATCAATTTTCCTTCCTTCCAAAATATCTTCTGCTTTCTGATGCTGTTCAAAGCATATCGAATTTCTATCTGTACCGGCGGTTGTTATAAGAAAGTAAAGCGGCTGCGTTCTTGCATCACCAGACCCCTTTGTCATAACATCAAAAAGTTCTCTATTTGGCTGAGAATGCAGCTCATCAAAAATGACTCCATGGACATTTAGTCCATGCTTTGTATAAGCTTCAGCCGATAGCACCTGATAATATGAATTTGTAGGTTGATAAACCAGGCGCTTAACTGACATGATAGGCTTAATCCTTTTCTTAAGTGCTGGGCATTGATCAACCATATCTACGGCAACATCAAATACGATACTTGCCTGCTGTCTATCAGAAGCACAGCCATATACTTCAGCAGCCCATTCCCCGTCGCCACATGTAAGGTACAAAGCTATAGCTGCAGCTAATTCGCTCTTACCATTCTTTTTCGGTATTTCGCAATAACATGTATTATATTTTCGATAACCATTTTCTTTTACTGTTCCAAACAGTTCTGATATGATCTGCTCTTGCCAAGGAAGAAGCTCAAAGTTCTGTCCATGCCATCTTCCTTTTGTGTGCTTTAGATTTTCTATAAACTTAAGAGCCCTCTGTGCTTTAGTTTCATCAAACATCAGGCTCCTCCCATTAAAATGAATTCCATCTCATCAATTTCTGCTTCCCTTGCATTACCTGCTATGATCCTGCTTCTAGCTGAAGGTGTAAGGCCAAACTCGGAGGCAGCCTGCATCATTATTTTCTGATTCTGATGTGATATTGATACCTGCGGTACTTGCTGCCAGTATCCGGATTTTGTTTTTACAATAGTTCCATGCTGACTTATAAACTCCTCTGCTTCTCTCCACCTGGCATACGCCTGGCAGTATGATGCAAAGGGCATAAGATCAAGCTCTGTTAAAATGCCCAGCTCAAACAGGTTCTTACAAAGTCTATCCCACTCAGCTTTAGCTTCATCTTCAAGCCAATCCGGACACTTAGGAAGCTTTCCTTTCTCAGGAACGATCTCATTTTTATTTAGTTTGCGCTTTCCAGGATTCCCCTCCAAAACCTTTATTGCAGTAGGTTTTGGTTTTCTGCCCTTTGTTGACATTTATTTTCTCCCAATAAAAAAACAGCCCGTAAGCTGCGTCGTCATCTATACTTATACGAGAAATAGAGCCCATCCTGGCCCTTTTCTCTTTTGTTTAGTTGTATTCTTTCATTATGATGCTGTAGGCCATCATTGTTGCCTCGTCGTTTTCATCAGGCTGAATATCCCAGCCTCTGTCGTAGGCAAGTGTTGTCTTTCCATCAACCTTTATCATCAGCTTTGAAATTCTGCCTTCTTCAATGCCGTATTCTGATCCTTCGTCGTAAACCTTTGCCCACCAGTGTACTACCTTGTTCTTATTCTCTCCTGTAGGAAATCCTATCGTTCCCTCTTTGAAAAGTCTTTTATAAGCTTCCTGGTCTCTTTTTGTCATGGTTTTTACCTCCGTTTTCTTTGGTTTTGTTGATACTATATATGCTATAAATTATGCACATCATCAACATGTACATGTACCAAAGATGCTGGATCACTTATGTGTATATTATATTTTCTTAAAAGTATCTATTCCGTATACTATTCCAAGGCCGCTTCCGTTATCCCAGTTGACATGAATCGTTCCTATATCATCTATATGATAAACAGTTCCCTGGATTCCTCTAGGAAGCTTTTCATAAGGATCTTCCATAGAAATCAGTTCAACCCTTGTTCCCGGGGGATATTCTTTTCTTAGTTTTTCAATTAAAGCGGTTTGTACTCCTGACATTTGGCCTCCCTTATTTTTTGTTGTTTTTCCTTTGCAATTTCCTTTTGTTCTTCTGTTCTAAAGGCTGAATTGCCAGGTATGTTCTTTAAAAGTATATTTCTTGCTTTGCTATATTCTTTTCCGACCATCCCAAGTGTCACTACCAGCCAGACTCTGAAAGAATACTTTTCATTATCGTATTTTCCTTTACTGTTTTTTACCCTCTTCCGGCTTAGTGCTACCTTATTTATTAAGCTGGTAAGCTGTGTGTATGCCATAACTCTGTCAGTATCCTTTGTGTAAGGGAAGGCAACCTCTATCTTATCCTCAAAGATTCTTATTCCTCTATTTGCTTCCTCTCCGCCAAACTCTGTAAGCCTCTCAAAAAACTCTTCCTTACTCTCCGGTGCTTTTTCTGTAAGTGACTTCATCAGCTTTTTGTTTATAAGGAAGTTCCTTCCTCCCCCAAGGGATTTGTTGATAAGATCTTCCTTGCTTTGAAAAATGTTTAGCAGGTTAAGCAAAGTCTTTTCCGTATGTTCATTTGTTGGAAGGGAGATAACAAGCTCTGTCGCATCCTCAGCCTCATCTATTTCTGTACATGCGCCTATTTCTCTTAAAATATCAATATCTACCTTATCATCAGGGACTTCAATGTTACCCGTCTTATCAATCAGGTAATCCCCTACCTTGTATGCAAATGTAGGTGCTCCCTTGTAAATGATTACCTGGCCTATAGCCTCAGAAAGCTTTCTAACAAGTTCCTTTCTGTCCTCAGTATGTGTTTGTATCCTCATTCTATTTACCTCCTATGGTGTTTTCTTGTAGTACACATATTTGATCACCATAGGAACTATATCAAGCTTATTCGGATGTTTTATCTGTAGAAAAATCAGCTATATCTTTGTACATAAATTCCTTCCCATCACGGATAAGTTTTATATTGTCAGTGCTGCCCACCTGCTCAGCATATCTATTAACAATAACGTCGCAGAACTTAGGATCAAGCTCTATGGTATGGCATATGCGGTCCATCTGTTCACAGGCAATAAGTGTGCTTCCAGAACCACCAAACGGATCAAGAACAATGCTGCTACTCATGGATGAATTCTTAATCGGATATGCTATAAGATTCACCGGCTTCATAGTGGGATGCAAATCATTTTTCTTTGGCTTATCATATTCCCAGACAGTCGTTTCTGACCTTCCTGCATACCACTGATGTTTCCCATTCTTCTTCCAACCGTACAAGCAAGGCTCGTGAATCCACTGGTACGGGCTTCTTCCCAGCACAAGCGACTGCTTCTTCCAGATGCAACATCCGGACAAATAAAAACCAGCGTCTTCGAAAGCCTTTCTAAACGCCAGTCCATGTGAATCACTATGAAATACATATATTGAAGCATCGTATGCCATGTTCTGTTCCATGTTTACATACGCTGCAAACAAGAACTTTTCAAACTGCTCCTCTGCCATTGAATCATTTTTTATCTTTCCTGCCCCGCCTTCATAATCGACATTGTAAGGCGGATCCGTTACTACAAGTCCTGCCTTCTTTCCTTCCATCAGCTTATCGTAGGTTTCAGGTATAGTGCTATCTCCACACACAAGTCTGTGCGGTCCTAGTAACCACAGATCACCTTCTTTCGATACAGCAGGTTTTTCCAGCTCTGCATCTACATCGAAGTCATCTTCTGTAATCTTCTTATCATGAACAGAGTTCATAAGCTGCTCTATTTCCGGCGGATCAAATCCAGTAAAACCTGTATCAAAATCGGCTTCCTGTAGTTCCTCAATAAGATCTGCTAACAGCTCCTTATTCCATTCACCAGTAATCTTATTAAGAGCAATGTTTAAAGCCTTCTCATGTTCCTCGTCAAGATCAACTACTGCACATGGAACTTCTGTATATCCAAGAGCCTTTGCTACGCTTACTCTCTGATGGCCACCTACTATGATATATGTCCCGTCTTCACCGGTCCTTTCATTTACAACCACAGGATCCGCAAAACCAAATTCCTGAATGGAATTCTTAATTTTCTCATATTCTTTATCCCCAGGCTTAAGTTCCTTCCTAGGGTTATAATCTGCTGCCTTAAGACACTCTATTTTCAGTGTCATTTGCTTCGCTGTCTGCACTTTTCTCTCCTCCAATCAAATCTCCATATCTATCAAGCACATAGTGTTCATGGCAACAGTACTTCCTTTTTTTATTGCCGTAGGATTTAAAAACCGTATGGCAATAAACACATTCCATAATGTATGTAGCCTTCTCACTATGCTGACTTTCTTCTCTATGTATCTTCCAATAATTTCTCCTGCACACTTCGCTGCAAAATCTAGCAGGCCTTCCTGTTTTTCTTTTCTCTATAGGGCCGGCACAAAAAGCACATGCCTCTCCATTTTTAATCCGGTCTCTGGTATTCATCTTCACAGATATTTGAATGCCGTTTAGCCCTTGCCTTTTGCAGTAGGCCCTGACCGTATCACGATTCATATTTAACATTTTTCCTATCGCTTGGTACCCGATACCCTGTTGACGCAGAGTACGTATTCTCATTTTTTCTTCATCTGTCATTTTTCTTCTCCTAGGGTAACTATTACGCGAAAGAAACTACTTTTACACAATATAAAAGCCCTGTCCAGAAGCGGCTTTTATATGCTTCCGGCACAAGGCTGTAATACCCCTATTCATAATTCGCGAAAATTCACACGAAAGGGGGCGGCGGTCTCCGTCCGGTCCGCTTGTAGAGATTTAACCCGCCCCTACCCCAGGTCTCTTCTCCTAAAAATGGTAGGTTATTCTCCTATCTTCTGTCATTGTCTTAACATCATGGTGATGTTTACATAGCGGTTGCCAATTTGATCTATCCCAAAATAGGTTATTGTCGCCGCGGTGCGGAACAATGTGATCAACAACTGTTGCTTTAACCATCTTCTTATCTTCCATGCACCTTACGCACAACGGGTGTGCCATAAGGAACTTCTTACTCTCTCTTCTCCAGGCTGCGTTATAACCACGACTTGCAGCACCAGCTCTATCACTCCTATGCATAGCCGCATGTTCTTCACAATACTTCTCATCCGTAAGCTTAGGACAGCCAGGATGCTTACAAGGCTTCTTCGGTTTCATTGGCATAATTTCCTCCACGTAAAAAGGCCCAGAGGTTATGTCCTCTGAGGCCATACTACTTATAAGTGTTATTACAACTATTTACGGCAAGTAAATATCGTATTCTTCACATAAAAAATCTACTATCTCTTCTAATGCTTTTCCTATCTCTAGGGAATGAGCACCAAATTCATATGTCATTGTCCCAATAGAATTGTAATCTATCTCAGCTTTTGCATATTTTTTTGCAATATAGTTCACACCGTCTTTTGTATAATTAACAGGATACCGGTACTCATTTCCATAATTCAATCCCTTTGTACTGCAGTGTTTTGCTACTATATATTCCAAATCAGAAATCAATTTTGAATGATCATCAAAATTATTGTTATTTGCCATGGTACCCACCTCCTTATACTATGCATTATACATAATACGTAAGATGAGCACTATTAACATATTATAAAAAACGGAGGCACGCAAGAAAGGGAAACAACGCATCTCCACACCAATAGGAACACAAAGAAAAAGGCCCTGCAGTCATCTGCAAGACCTCAGTCCTTTCTTCGCATCTTAATAATAACACGCCTTTTATGGCTTTGTCAGTCTCCATTTTCATTAACCTGCTTTTGCAAAGTGTGGAAACCATGAGCAATGAGCAATGAATTCAATCTTCATGGTTCCTAGCATAGATATATGCAGAGCCTAATGTATTTAAGTACAGATTCACTTCACTCGTTCGTGAATCCAGCGCGTCCTCAAGGCTATCATTGCCATAAACTCTCTCAACATCCTCTGCTTCCCACACATCTCCTATTTCTTCCATTTTCTCGATAAACTGATCAATTTCCTCTCTATTCATAAGATTACCTCCTCAATATGCTATGCAAGTCATCAGATAATCAAAATGGTCCGCCTTGTCATTAACAGCAAATACGTAACTTGACTTATCATTAACAGCCTCGATATCCGCAACAATTTGTCCAAAGTCCTGGATTGAAATATCTCCTGACATCATCAATATACAGTCCCTATTTTTAAACTGCATAAGCAATCTTGGTGCCATCTCATTTCCTTCCTCAATGCTTCTTACCCTTGCTGACTTAACCTCAACCTTTCTTCCATGTTTTCTAGCTGCTCTCTCCATCTGCTTAATGTCCGCAGGGTCAAGCGAGATCAGACTACGTTTGTTTAGGCATGTATCATAATCTTTTAGCACGTCTCTATTACCATGCTTTCTTAATGCTGCGTAAGTATCATATCGCTTACACCAGAATAACCAATCAAGTATTACCCTCACCTCCTTCAACGATGGAAGTTTCATCACTGGTTGATTCCTTTCTCATCTTATCCAGTCTGGCTTTTCTCATAGCTTTGATATATTTAGCTTTGGCCTCCTCCGCTTCCATGAAGGTCTGCCTAAGATCAGCATATAAAGCATCTTGAATCTTTCTGTAGCCCCATTTGCAAGCTTCCCATATGCCAATTGCTATAGGAGTATACATTAAAGCCTTTCCTAACTCCGTGCTCCTTTCTGCTGCAACGCCAAGCTCATAATTTTTTTTAGAAATCATAGCCACATACTGTTCCGGGCCTCCCCACGGTGCAACCTTATGGTTAAAATCACTATATGGTTTTAAATTCTTTTCATAATTACTCAATGAATCACATCCTTTCAGAAAAAATTAACTGGTGTCATTTATATATAAGTTCGAACTATATATCAAAGTCATTCCGCATTCAGCGGTTAACTCATCGGACTCCGCTGAAAGGAGGTAACTATTTTGAAAGGAGAAACTTTCGACGAGCTGAATTTCATATGGTGTTATTCCCTACTCGTCTAGTCCGAATGAGTATTCAATTATATGTCAAGGACGTCACCACACAGGGAATCTTCATTCTGATAACGCCCCTCAAAACCAAATTAGAGCCTTGTATCAATTAATATTCGAATATCACTAATATCCTTTCCATTTGATGACTCAAAAAATGCATGCAGAGCTTTCATAATTCTATTAACTTCGCACACTTCCAGCCTTTTACTTTGGTAAAATTCAAATTACATTTACAACCTGATTCTCCGGTTCGGAATAAAACGCTATATTAGTCTCTTCAACTAGTCGCAATTCCTTATCATCAACCAATATTATTGAAAAATTTCCTCTAAAGGAATTATTCCCTTTGAATTTAACAAACTCCTCATAAGTTTTAATGTCATTAACCACCACCGATATCTTTCGTAACGGGTCCGCTTTACTACATATATATCGTGACAAATACTGATGTGCACGTGCCCATGTTGGCATTTCTGTACTTTTGTAAAAAGAGTCATCTTTTATTTCAAAATGAAACCACCAATCTGTAATACAAGCATCCACTAAAGTAATATATGATTTTGGCTTCGGTCCATCAAAAGCCCTCTCTTCATCACCAGGTTTAAACACTATGCCCTGACTTGCAAGAGCACCATAAATTAAGCCTAATGCTATAGTACTAAAACGTTTTTCCTTTTCTACATGTTTTGTGTATTTCTCTTCTGTACATCCTAAAGGATTAGGCATCTCATCTGCATAATCGCATTCCATCAGAGCCCTAGCGAATTTATAACCTTTTTTTAATATCTTTAGCTCTTCATCTGTGAAATATGCACCTCTTTCCTTTGTATATTGATGATCTATTACTGCAGTTGATACAGAGTCACTAATTGCTCCAGAAACGCTATTGATCATCCCGGCTGTCATTGAAACTATTGACTCACCGTAACTCATTACTTTTGCCATAGATGCAAGCTTCTCAAGAGTTTCCCTTGTTACTCCATTTTGAGGAGCCGCTTCTTTACTTGTCAGTTTCGCAATAGTTTTACTACTAGGAATATAATCTGCATTCTCAATTCGTGAAATGATAGCAACGTTAACACCTGAGTCTTTAGCATATTGCCTAATTGATCGATCTCCTCTTGCTTTAGCTACTTCATTAGAAAATTTGATTTGAGCTTGTGTCTTTGCCAACTCCAATCCTCCGCTTATTTATTTTATATTTCTAATATACCACATGTTTAAATCATTTTAAACACTTATTTTTAAATTTTATTAAACATTTATTTCTATTTAAACATAAGTGCTTCTTTTATAGATTATTTCTTGCTTATCACGATAACATCTCCATAGCAACCTGGCTCTCTCTGGCCTGATATATCCGGCTCAGTTCATCCAGTGCTTGGCTCCTATACTTGGATATCAGTTTCCTACTCATGCCATAGGCGCTTTCAATGTCATCCCAGGAAAGACCTTCCATCACCATTGCCTGCATGAAAGGCGCTAGTTCAAAGGGGAGCTTAGCGATACACTCCTCCAGGAAAGAAATCTCTTCATCAACAGTTACATAGTCCTTTGTCCATCCGGCAAGAGCTTGTTCGTTCATCCTGTTAGTTTTCTGCCTAAAAATCATGGCAGTCTTTGCTGTCTTATCTGATGTCCCGCTACTCTGTACCTGATCGCCCTCCGGATGACAATAGCACATGGATATTATGATATCTTCCTCGGGTATAGGCTTGTAGCTATCTATCTGTTTTCTAAGATATGCTCTTTTCTCGATAAGACTTGGATAGTTTCTTATAAGTTCCTCGACATATTCTCTCATCTTTGCGTTCCTTTTCCTTTCTTAGATTCTTGCCTTCACTGCTGCAAGAAGTGACTCCTGAGTTGCATCCTTATTCTCTAGTGCCTTCATCACATCTTCATCCATGGTATCCTTCGTAATCAGATGCTGAATTGTTACTATGTTTTCCTGGCCCTGCCGATATATCCTTGCGTTACACTGCTGATATAACTCAAGCGACCAGGTCATTGAAAACCATACGAGGTGGTTACCACCTTTTTGAAGATTTAGACCATGTCCTGCTGATGCTGGATGAATAAGTGCTACCGGAATCGTCCCTTCATTCCAAGCTCTGATATCATCCTCTGTATCGATGCACTTACAGTTAAAGCGCTGCATAAGTCGTTCCTTATCATGCTGATACCAATATGCCACTAGTACGCTTTTACCGTTTGCAGCTTCGATGATATCCTCCAAAGCATCAATCTTTTTATCATGAATCACCTTCGTTTTCCCGTTCTCATCATAGACAGCTCCATTTGCCATCTGTAGAAGCTTATTTGACAGCCCCACTGCGCTCTTGGCATCAACATCTCCATCCGGAAAGCTAAGTATCAGCTCAGCCTTAAGTTTTTCATACATAGCTTTTTCAGCATCATCCATCTGTACCTCTACTACGCAGTCAATCCTATCTGGCATTTTTATATGATCCGCAGCTTTCATTGAAATACAAATATCTGATATCTTGTCATAAATCTGCTGCTCTGCTCCATCTTTTGGCTTATATGAAAAGATGATGTCTCTGCTTCTTTTATCTGGATCAAAGTACTTATCCCGAAAGGCCCCTATAAATCTTCCAAGTCTCTCTCCTTTATCTAGAAGCCCTATCTCAGCCCACAAATCCATCAGGCCATTTGAAGCAGGTGTTCCTGTAAGGCCCACGACTCTCTTTACCGTGCTCCTTGCTTTCCGAACACTCTTAAACCTTTTTGCTTTATGATTCTTAAAGCTTGAAAGCTCATCAATAACTACCATATCGAAGTCAAACATCCCATTATCTATAAGCCATGACACGTTTTCTCTGTTGATGATATAAATAAATGCTTTTCTCTGAAGTGCCATCCTTCTTTCATTCACCGTACCCACGACCACCGAATACGTAAGTCCTTTTAAGTGATCCCATTTACTTATTTCTGCTGGCCAAGTATCCTTTGCTACTCTAATAGGTGCTATGATCAGTACCCTTCCAACATCAAAGTAATCAAGTAGCAACTCATACAGGGCCGATAGTGTAATCACCGTTTTACCAAGTCCGCAATCTAGCAGCAGTCCACATACCAGATGCGTTACTATGAACTCCGATGCATACCTTTGATAATCATGAGGTTTGTATTGCATTAAGTATCTCCTCCGCTCCATCTATTGAATCCAAGCAGAATACCAAAAAGCCAAGTGCTTCTAACTGAGCTTTTCTCTTTTCTTGAAGGGGCCGCATCTTTTTACCTGGTGCTTTAAGTTCAACAAATCCTATATAGCCCCCAGGAAGAAGAACTATTCTATCTGGCACCCCAGAAAGTCCTGGGCTTACAAACTTAAATGCCACCCCTCCCATCTTTTCTGCCTTTTTAACTAAATTTCTTTCAATTTGCTTCTCATCCATATCGTTGCTCAACCATATTGCTTAAGGGTAAAAAATCTCTTACGCGTGTATATATACGCGTATGTATATGCGCTAATTACTATATATGAATAAAAAATTATTAATATAGTAATGAGCAATATAAGCAATGAAATCCTCCTATTCCTTGATACTGCTGAATCTTTGTCATTTCCTACTCCATTGCCAAACTACCTTTATAGGCTATGAAATTACCCTTCGGCAATGGCTCACTCCTTATCCTCGGCACCGCCCTCACGAACATACGCAACCTGTGATCCATAGCCCTGGAAAGAAAGCTTCCCATTTTTATTGCCATCGTACCTTTTCCAGTTGCTCATTTTGTTCATAATGGACTGGATTTCATATGAATCGCTCTTCTTAATTGAAGCAGGGTCCTTACCATAGCACTCCGTCCAAATCTCCATATTGCAGACTTTTTCTCTCTTTATTGCATCGCCCCCTGCTTCCGATTCAAACTCATCATCATTAAAGTACATACGCCTTTCAGAAATGCTACGTGTATACCAATTCTTAGGAAGCGGCATTTCAATGAACTTTTGAACTAGACCTTCTCTATCATCCTGCTCCATAGCCTCTTTCTGCTCCTCATATGCCTGCATAGCTTCATCGCCTTTTAGAGTAAGCTCCTCACCTTCGTTATATAAATGGAGTGCTTCCGCCCATATCTGATCTATTGTTTCCTTCTTCATCTCCCACGGATGTTTATCACACTCGCCTGTAACATTACATGGCCAGAATCTTCTGTTTCCTGTGATGTCACGAAGGAATCCATTTGATGCATTTGTAGTTCCGACCATGACGCACTGCCGAGGATGGCTCTCCACGACGCTTCCATATGCCACGCGGTACTTATCATCCTGACGAGAGGCAAAAGACTTTACTGTTTCCACATCAACCTTCTTAAGACCTGCCATCTCTGATATTTCAAGAATCCAAAAGCCCTGCAGCTTTTCAGGTCCTGTCTTATCACGCATATCTGCAATGGAAAGAGAATCTGAAAACCACTGCCCTCCAAGCTTGCTAAAGAAAGTTGACTTACCTATTCCTTGCGGGCCTGAAAGAACAAGCACATAATCAAACTTAGTACCAGGTTCATATACTCGTGCTACTGCTGCAACAAGTGTTTTCACCATGATAGCTTTGGTATATGGAGTGTCCGTCGCACCAAGGTAATCTATAAGCAGATTCTCTACTCTCTTAACACCATCCCAAGCAGGGAGTTTTTCTAAATATTCACGTATAGGATGATATGCTCTTTCCTGTGTTATAGATAAGAGAGCTGGCTTAAGCTTCGTTGCTGAGAACATATGGTAGGTACGATCAAAATAAGCCTGAAGCGCAGCCATGTCATTATCAGACCACCCGTCCTTAAGTGGTTCCCAAGGAAGATAGTCTGTCCCTCTGATATCTATTCCGCATCTGTGGGCGTTATAGCATATCTCCTGAAGCCTAGGATCGCATTTAAGAATTATTGCAAAATTTGTAAGCGTCGCCTTTGGATTTCCTTCCTTATCAAGTTCAAGCTTGGTAATCCAGTTCTCATCCTCCGGATCAAAATCTTCATCTGCACTTGCCATTCTTTCTTTTGCAAGCTGCAGCTTTACCCTATCGTCTGAAAGAGCAAGCTCGACCATAGCTTTATAACTTGGAAGCTTTGAAGGAGCTGTATCAAGCTTTGCCTTATCATCAAGGTTTCCAAACTTATGGAGTCTTATAGCATCAAAAGCATTAAGAAGCTGTCCGCAGCAAGGGTCTGTTGCATGGTGGCTATAAGCAAACTTATCATCATAGATAACCACTCCTGCAGCAGAGTCTGCTGGAACATAATCATAACGGCCTTCCATGGCAGCAGGCTTATAGATATCAGGAATAAAAGTATCGAAGGCTTCCTGAATGGTATATGCTCTGCAGAAAGCTCCGAGAGGTCCTTTCTTTTCAAGAGGGTCTGCCTGCTTTGCAATAGAGCGCTTAACAATTTCAGACTGCCTCGATGACATAGGCCACTGTGTTGTATCATGCCAATCCTTATAGCGGGCAAGAATCATATCAGGATTAAGACAAGGCCCCTCCTGGGATTCAAAGAAAAAGTCACCATCAGCAGATGTGCTTGGCCAGTACATAAGGCGGGCCGGTTCATGGCAAGTATCATCGACCATATCCATTCCAATATCGCTCGCGATCATCCTGGAAATTGGAGTGTACTCATCAGCAGATACTTCTCTTGAAAGCGGAATTATAAGTCTTACCCTTGGCTCATCAGTCGTGTGCTTATGCGTTGAATACATAAGACACTTAAAATCGAAGAACATCGTTACTTCATCCCAAATATCCTTTACTGCATGATCCAGGTCCAAAGTAATCATACTTCGTGCTTCAACATATCCATTCTTACGTCTTCCATTCTTAAGATGGCCTGCCACAAATCCACCCACATCTTTTATGTCGTCCTGCTTAGCTTTACTGAGCTTTCTGTATTCATCAACAGTCTCTGTTGTACGAATCGTGTTAGCACACTTTTGTAGGAAGTCATCCCAGGATATATCCTTATCTTTCCACTTCTTATCCATTCGGCTATTTCCAACTGCTATACGCATTTTTCATCTCCTCCTTAATCTTTCTGATAAAACTTACATTCAAATCCTGCGGCATTAAGAATCAGCCCTTTGGCCCAGGGTGGTACTTTTGCCATTAAACTGCAGACTTCATCCACAGTTACGGATTCAGGTACTTCACAAATTGCTTCATCATGCACATGCATTACTACCGGATACCCAGCATTCCAAAGCCTCATAAGTGCAGCTGCAAGGATATCTCTTGCAATGGCCTGTGTGATGTTCTCCACAAACTTCGGGCCATAAGACTCAATTCTCTCCCATTTATGGTTAGCAGCAACACCTTCATAACTAACGGATTCTCTGCCATATGAATTCATCGTTATTCTTGGCCTTGCGTAAAACATTGATCTACCGGAAGGAAGCTTTATTACAAGAAATCCTGATGCCGTATAAAAGGTAATCCCCTTTAAAGTAACGGGCTTCTTTTCCTTAATTGCAGAAATGACCGTCTTATCTACCTCCCACCAAAACTTAACAATATTCTTATTAGCTCCTCGCCACTTATCTACGATCTCCTGAAGGCTATCTTCTTCAAGCCCCATCTTTATAGCACCCATTGAAACCATAGCTCCTACAGACCCGCCATAGCCTAGAGCAAGCTCCGCTATCTTTCCAGACTTCCTTAAATGTCCGTTCTCACCATTCTTTACAACCGGCACATGAAACATCTGAGAAGCTGATCCACAATATATGTCTCCGTTTTCTTTAAATAGCTCCTGGCGCCACTTTTCTCCTGCAAGCCATGCAAGAGTACGTGCTTCGATCTGAGCGTAGTCAGCTACTACAAACTTCTTACCCTCTGCAGGGATAAAAGCAGTACGTATACACTGTGATAAAGCATCCGGAAGTGAGTCATATAAGAGTTCTACTGCTTCTGCATTCCCAGCTTTTACAAGAGAACGCTTAGCTTCATCTCCACTTGCAGCAGGCAGATTCTGCACCTGTATGAGCCTTCCTGCCCAGCGAAGGGTCCTCGTTCCTGCAAACTGCAAAAGGCCATGAGCCCTTTCATCGCTGCATCTGCAAGCTTCCATAGCCTGATACTTTTTAACTGATGATTTTGACAATAAGAGTCGCAGTTCCAACACTTCCTTCACATCACCTTCTGTCTTTTTAACAAGATCAGCTACTGCTTCCTTTGAAAGTGAATCTATTTCTATACCTTTCCCCTGTAGCCATTCCTTTATCTGTATTGGGCTGTTTGGGTTTTCTAATCCTGTCAGAACCTGGGCTCTAGCAAAATACCTATCTTTGCTCTCTTCATCCATCTTGATTGCATTTTTAACAAGTGTTTCATCAAGCCTTACTCCGAGATCATTAATACGCTGATCAAGGGCATATTCCTGCCAAACTTGATCAGGTACTGGAAACCTCATAAGCTTTTTCCCTATATCCATTTCAGTTTCAACGTCTCTTATGTTGTATTTCTTATATAAAGCCCATTCCTCTGGGCGATCCTTTGGCCATACCCTTTTTCCATTCTTATCCGGTATAGCAAAGAGCTTTATTAGCTTTTTACCTTCTTCTAGTTTTTGCCTATCAAGGCCAAGAACTGCTCCTACTGCTGCAAGAGAACCAGGGAGCGCCAGGTATAGAGAATGGACCATATTGCAATGCCACTGCTCTGGCGGTAGGTAATGCCCTAGGTACTTTGTAAGGCACACCCTCTCAAACATCGCATTGAAAGCCATCTTAATAATCTCCGGATCCTTAAGCGCTTGTAAAACTATATCCGGTAACTTCTCTCCTGAAGCAAGATCAATGCAGGTAACTTCGTCATCATTGAATGCGTATGCAAAAAGTGTTATGTCGAAATCCGGTGCCTCCACATACTTATGAACGCCTGCTTTTGTCAGATCGGTAGAGCTATACGTCTCAATATCTATATGTAAAGAGTCCATTTGTTTCCTTTCTTTATAAAAGAAAAGACCGGAATTAACCGGCCTTCCCATATATAATTTAAAATCAGTCAAGAAGTGACTCACCCTCATCATCACCAAAGTCATCATCTGCTGTGATATGACCTCCTCCAAGACTCTCACCATCTCTGATGAATTGGATGTTTCCAAGTGATGCAGCAACACCTTTGTTTCCATTGGTGTTGAAGGCATAAAACTGGATAGACACCTTAACATAGCAGCCTGAATAAATAGCTGCTGGGTCAAGAACGTTATGATCAGCATCAATTACCTGGGGCTGAGTCTTGTTGTTGCAGTTAACAAAGAAAGCATTCTCATAAGCCGGATCATCACGCTCAACATCACCATCTCTAAGAGGGAGCTTAAGTGCAGCCTTATTAGGCTTCTTACCTCCAAACTTTGAAATACCTGCTTCGATAGCATTATCGATTGCCTTGTTGATATTAGCTATTGTCTCCTTATCATCCTTATCAATAATTACAGAAACAGAGTACTTAGGATCGCTGCCATTGATTGACTGCGGTGTTGCCACGTGTACATAAGATGCTCTAACGGTGTTGGTCACCACTCTAACATTATTCATAATTTTGCTCATTATCATTTTCTCCTCTTATTCGTCAAATTCGTCTTTTACGTTTGTTATCATTACTTCCGGTCTTTTATCGCTCTCCAGCACGAGCGTGAGTTTTCCCTTTGGCTTTATTACATACTCTCCAAGGATTTCACCAAAGGCATCCTTTCCCATATACTTTTCCATACTGGAAAGTGACATAAGGGACTTATTATAGATATCAGAATATCCTGCTGCTAGGGCTGCTTCTTCAACCTTTTTCTCATCCGAGAATTTTCTTATACTTCTTCCTTCAACAACCTTAAAGCCAGGAAATTTCCTTCCTTCATCAATAGCTGCTGCCGTAGCATACGCCATAACATCAGCTACCCACTTGGAAAGTTCATCAGCTTTAAGCATCACCTCTGAAAGCTCATCATCAGACAAAAGTGCCGGTTTCTGAAACTCAAGTCTTGCAAGTGCGAGGAAAAATTCAGCCCTTGTTCTGCAGGTCTGCCTTGCCAAGCAAAATCTACACCACTTTCCTGCCTTAAACTCTCCTTCGCCTTTTGCCGCAAGCTCTGCTCTTGGCTTTAGTACGTTCATCGCCCAGTCCATGAGCTCACCCTTGGAAAGAGTCCACTCATCCACGTGATGGAGTCTTGGCTGGAATATGACCATAGTCACTTCTTCTATGTCATACAGACAATCGAAGATTTCCAAAGCTCCTATTGCATATACCTTCATTTGTGAATTCTCTGTAGCATTTACCTGCACGCCTCGGCCATACTTAAAATCAATAATGTAAAGCCTATGTTCGGATATAAGAATGCAGTCTGCAGTTCCAAATCCTCCAGGCGCGAACCTGCTATAGTCGATATGCTGCTCAATAAGGATTTTTGCATCAGGACTTTCCTCCTTAAGAGCTGAGAATGTATCCATGACATAATCTCTATAGTCATCTGTGCATTCCTCCATTTCATCTGTCCAATAATCTGATGAAGGTCTTCTTCCTGCTTTAAGCTTTGCTGCTTTCCTTACCTTAAACTCAGCAAGTGCATGTGCATCTGTTCCTTCTGCAGCAAATTCACTTATCGTATCTTCCATGTCAGCGGTAAGCTTTGCAGATGGCGGACAATTAAGCCATCTATCAGCACTTGATCCGCCAAGCATACTGTGAATCGTAGGTGCCATACTGCCTCCTTACTTAAGCTCTTTAGCTGCAAGGTATAAAGCTTCATAGTCACCTGTCTTAACAGCGGAAAGCTTCTCAGCCCCAAACTTGTGAAGAAGGTCTTTTACCTTCGCTGTAAGGCCTGCCTGTGACTTTTCTGCAAGGAGTGTCCTTATCTGTTCTATAGTTGGAGCGCTGCTTTCTGCCTCTTCCTTCTTTGACTTACCTTTTGGTTCAGCCTTTGTCTCTGCTTTTACTTCAGTGGCAGGAGCTTCCAATATCTGCTTTTCCATCTCCATAAGAATCTCTGCTGCCTTTGATAATGTCTTGGCCAACTCACCCAAAGTGGTCTTCTTTACCATCATCGCTTCCATAATTTTCCTTTCTTTCTGACATCAGCTGTGATAAACTGATGTAAATACGGGGATGATCATCTACAGAATCTTGCCGGATACTTGATGTTCATTCCTATTTTATTAGTTGCTTGGTATTATTTTTGTCAACTTTCTTGTGTTTTGATACCATATTGGAAAGTCTACGGTCAAAAAAAATAGCGTCGAACTCGCTAATAGTAAGGTCCAATTTTTCTGCCACGATAATCATTTCCTCGGCCTTAAACTTATTTGTTGGACTACATTCTTTATGACACATAGCTTTCTCGGTTATCCCAAGAGCGTCGGCAAGGTCCTTCTGACGAAGGTTTCTCTCCACACGCTTAGCCTTAAGCTTGCGGACATTCATTTTTTTACTCCTCCTTTCGATTTGATAATGTGATTATATTAAACCATTAGGTTAATTTCAATACACTTCTTATCCGTTTGGTTATATAAAATTATCGCTAAACGCACCATTAAGCCATTCTATGACATTTAAATTCTTTCCAATTATTTTCCAGTTTGACAACTATGTATAATTAAATTATACTTTTGGTAAATAACATATCGGTAATCCTCTTTTTTAATGATTAACTAAGGAAAAATAATAACTACATGATGCTAAAGAATATTTGCTAGAAAACTGTAGTGCATTTCCAATCGTGACACGATAACAAAGAAGGTTTGTGATTATTTACCGCGTTTTTTGGGAGTTTACATTTATAGGCGGTCGCTGAATCACATCATAAGTAAAACGGTGTAGCAATCAAAAATGCAGGCAGAGCAATGCAAATGATTAATGAAATGGAGAATGACTATGAATACTAATAAAGAATTGGGCCAGAGGATTGCCAATCTGTTAGTTGCCAATAACATGAAGCAAAAAGAGCTTGCAGATATTGTTGGCGTGACAGAGGTATCTATGTCTAGATATATAAGCGGCGATCGAATGCCAAAGGCTCCGATCTTAGCAAACATAGCTACAGCTCTACATACTACGGTTAGTGATCTTCTTGGAACTGAAGAAGCCGGTGATTTTGAAAGTGAATATTTAAAAATCCATCGTCTAATTGCTAGAAATGCAGAAAAGATGTCACCAAAACAAAAAACAGAGATCGTCAACGCTCTTTTTGAATCATCACAAAAGAAAGGATAA